CCGTTGTATGTCCGGAAGGTCCACCAAGGCGAGGGGTTGAGAGGGGTAGTCTTCCGGATAAACCACGAGTACATCCACATCTTCTTCAACCATGTTGGGCGAATGCTCTATCGTGATCGTGAGCTGTGGAACGAGGCGACAGACATCGTTGCCAACCGCATGACTGAAAAAGCCCTAGGCACCGAGAAGGATCCCTGGACCACACCGCTCGACGGGATCTCCCCAAGGGGGTGGGATCACCTGGGTGTAGCTGAACACATCTACGACGAGCTACAGCGGCGACGGGAGCAAAAACAAAAGCAAAACCAACCCTTCGAAGGAGCAAAGACCGAGGGGCAACGTCAAAGCAAGGATGACCCCTACGGCAATAACTACGAAGGAGACTTCTCAGGGAAGGACCTACGGGACTACCCCAAACCTTTCGAGAGTGAGGACGTCCTCAGCGAGTGGCAGGAAGGGTTGACCGAAGACATCTGCATGGCGATGACCGTCGCCGAGATGCATCCCTCCAGCGCCAAGATCTGTGACGCGACCCGAGAGCGGCTGGCCCAAATCAAGCAAGGCAAGGTGCCTTGGGGCCGGCTTCTAACGGGAAGACTACTCACAGACATTGGGGACAAGGTAGCTACCTTCAGTCCTCCACGTCGGAGACTGTACCCTGCACTCTTCCTTCCCAGCTACAAAGGGCTCAAAGAGAAGGAGCTGATACTTCCTGTTGACGTTTCCGCCTCCGTTGGGGAACACCTCATGTCAGAGTTCAAAGGCGCCGTCATGCCTGCTGCCAAAAGAGCAGATCGCATTCATGTGGTTGCTTTCGACTCGCAGATACGTGAGGTCATGGTCACCAAACGAGCAAAGGACCTTGCGAACTTCAAGTTCAAGCAAGGATCACACAGCCACACGTCCGTGGTGGGCGTGTTCGACTACATCTCAAAGGTCAAGCCAAGCGGAATCGCATGCCTGATCGATGGGTTCATCCAGCTCCCCGAGTACAGCCCCCTCTTCAAGAAGACCATCTGGTGTATTCCACAAGGTGGTCGCAAACAACCTTGGGGAACTAACTACGTCATGGATGTTGCATGGTAGACACAACAAAGACACTGATCGCACGACTCGTCAGTCGGACCTTTGTGGACGACTCCGAACGCTACTACTCCTACACCGGGAAGTTCTGGAAGATGTGGCACATGATGGTCTTCGCCTATGGCCCCAGGGCCTGGGGGAAGCTTCGTGAGATGGGTTGCCCAGAAAGCGACACCAGTGAAGACAAGGTAAAGGCTGGAGTCAAGCTGGTGGAAGCGATCACACGTGGTGTAAACATCACCGAACTTCCTATCTCGCACCTTGAAGCGTGGGAAGTATCGGGAAAGAACAACCCCCTCAATCTAGCATGTGCCCTGATGCGGGGTGGAATCGAGGATGGTAGACAAGAGGCCGGACGCATCTTCAACGAACTCCACGGAAACAAGTGGGCCGCCTTCACAAACGTCGGGGGAGACCACGGGTTCTTCCAAATCAAAGGGCGAGTGAACCCTACTTCTCCAGAGATGTTCAACGTGCAGCCTTACTCCTACTCCTTAGAGGAGTACCACCACGGGCTGGCGCAACTCTCTTGGTTCACAGAAGACTACGCTCGACACATGCTATCCAAGTACTGTGAACACTACTCGGCCAACCTAGCTCTTCTACACGCCATGTCACTTCGGTTTGGCGACCGTTGGAGAAAGCAGGTCGAAACACTTGCTGCGAAGCTACTGAGAAAAGATCTCAGTGCCATGAGGCCACAACCGGAGTACAAAACACTCGCCTTGGCTCTACAGTTGGCACCCCCATCCGTCAGCCGTCGATACCTCAATGAGGTCCGGGGTGTCCGGGAAGCACTGGGGGTAGTCTATGTAGACGACATCATCGATACGAACATCTTCCGAAAGGGGGTGAAGGCTTTGGCAAAGGAAGTCCCTCGCAAAGAACTGGGAGGGTTTGTCGCTCAGCCTATCCACGTCAAGGACATCGACCGACTCGCCCCCGCCAGCATTGTGCGGATACTCTCCAACCTCCCCTGGGACGTGGTGAAACCGGTTGTCACCAAGCACAAGGATCGTCTTCTATCCAAGTGCTCAATCATCCTGGACGATCCTGACCTTCTGGACAGCATCCGGATGTGTTGGACAGACCACGACAGACGGATGAAGTCGTACGAGTACTCCCACCATCAGGGATTAGGGGATCCGGACGATGAACAAGGCTCTCCTTGGGCCCAGCAGATGCTTCCGATTGCAACATGCTATAACGAGTCTCGTACCTTCCGAAACGAACTGTTCGAAGCGGGACTAACTGAAGATCACCAACTACTACTGCTGATGTTACAGTTGAAACCAGATGACGGGTTCGTCAATCAGCAGGAGATAGTGAACATGTGGGAAGAAGTGAAAACCTTCCCGATCTGGCGGGCTCTAGAAACATTCCTAGATCGAACGCCAACTCACCTAGTTGAGTGATTCTCGACGCGGAGGTAGTGCTCCCGGCAGTGGTCGCATGTCGACCCCCGTCGGGAGTGCCCCCGGTTTCTGAGGACCGGAGATGATATTTTGCTGTACCAACTCCGCCAACTCTGGTTGGGTCTGCTTGAGTTGCTGCATCTGCTGGTGCTGCGACTCCGGAGGCATGCTTCGTAGTTGTTGGGCAAGCCCGGAAGCAACTTGGTTCAAGGGAATCCCGGTCGAGGTTCCACCCAACCCAGACTGCTGAGATCCTTCAAAGGCAGTACCTACACCTTGCTCAGCATTGGCCGACTCTTGAGCGGAAGCCTGAGCCTGGCGCTGAGCCTCCATCATGACCTCTTCGGCCTTGGCCTGGAACTTCGCAGAAGTCACCGCAGCTTCACCCTGGACCTCAGCCATACCCATCTGCTTCTTCTTGAGGGCTTCCATGCTGAGGATGGTTTCCGACACCTGCAGCTCCGACTCGTCCTCCATCTTGAAGTCTGCCAAAGAGAGCAGGGTGGTGTCCGAGATCTTGTTGGCCTGGTTGAGTTGGAAGGCGAAAGCCTGGCGCTGCAGGTCGTCTGCCATCTTGAAGGGCTTGAAGCGGCCCTCCGCCATCGGCCAGTTCAAAAATGCTGCAATCCGCTTCATGTACCAATGGAGCAGTCGGTACTGACTCTGCACGTTGGACAGGAAGAAGTTCTCCAGCATCCGCATCGAGACGCTGGTACCAGCGTAGGTCCCTTGGCCGAAGACTAGATCTGAAGGGAAGCCCATGCCGATGGCAATCATCTCCCCCATCATCCGGATTTCCTGCATCAGCAGCAGAGCCCGGCCATTCTCTCCAATGATCTGATGTCCCAGAGGGAACGGTAGGATCCCGTAGTAGCTCGGGTCAAGACGCTGCCGGACCAACTCCCGCTGAATATGGCTCCGCCAATCCTTCAGATTGATTGTGGTGAATGGGTCTGCTCCAGCGGTAGCCGGCTGTGGGTAGAGGAAGATCTGAGGGAGAAGGTGAGTGAGAAGGACACTCTCCTGGGCCTTCTTCATCACCTGCATGTAGAAGGCATCCTTGAGCACCGGCATCAACAGTGGCGGACCCCACCCCCGGTGAGCACTCGACAGAGAGGGCCTTCTCATGTGGAAGACTTCGCGCTTGTCGAAGACCAGCATCCGTTTGGTCTTGGCAGCCTGAAGGAAGACCTCTGGCGTAGTAGCTACCAGGTCCTTCCTCCCCATCATAATCTCGCCACGGAACTGCTGTGAGAGGTCCAGGGCATAGTCGAGCCGACCGGTAGACTCATTGTAGAAGATCGTGATGTTCTCCGGGTTCCACCGGATAAGCCCGATCTCAGAAGGCTTGGCGTAGTAGTCGTCTCGACTCTTGGCAAACTCACTCTGCCCGCACTTCGGACAGGTCAACCAAAAGCGGTGATTGGTGTAGCGCCAATGCTTCCTGGTCAAGATAGCATCATGCTCAGCATTGCACCCTGCGCAGATGACCTTCTTACGGAACGGGAAGCTGGGACTTACCAGCGCATTTCCGTAGACAAAGTAGTCCAGGTTCGTTTCAAACTGAT